TCATTTCTCGTTCTCCAGCTTTTCAATAATGCTATCTAAAATATCTCCATCGACTTTTCGCATAGCATCAATCCGCTTTTGAAAGGCATTTACTTCTGGGAGTTGGTAGATAGCATCGTAAAGAACATCTTCGATAACTGCGTCTGGTACCTTTCCTAACCAAAAATGAGTGTGGGAATCAGCAAGCGGCTTGAAATTTACCAGATCAACAAGTACACACCAATCTTCGCCCCAAGAGATTTCTATTTCGTAAGAGACTCCTTGAAACTCACCAGTAAATTCCTCACCTTTGATAAGTGCTTCGACTTCTTTTTCAATCATTCTTCGTTCCTAATCCTACGATAAGCACCCACAGTCACAGGGAACAGATCCGTAGCAATCTCCAAGCAAGCCTCGGCAACCTTTTGGATCTCCCATTGTGCCCCTTCGTGTGTACGAAGGTCAATGAACTTCAAGAGGTTAGACAGATTGACTGTGCCGTAGTATTCGGTGTAGAGGTTCTGTGGTAGAACTCCACGGGCTTGTTCTCGGCAAACGCCTGCTTCGATAAGATCATTAAAGAGTTTCAACGATTCCCTATGGTGTTGTACTACCAATCTAGATGCTGTATTTGGAATATAATCTCTATCACCTCTATATTTTTCTTCCAAAATACGAGGATCAATCACCTCTTCGGCATTACTTGCCTGTCGGTTGCTCTTGTGCTGTGTTCTGAACGCTTTAGGTTCATAGAACTTGATGTTTACGTCAGTATACCTTCTAGAAATCTCATTATAAGACCATGTTCTATGACGATGGTGCTGAGACCGAACGTACATAGGAACAGTAAACCTGAAAGTAATGAGATTGTGCTCAAGAGTCGAAGTGTGGCGGTGTTTAATGAGGTAGTTGATAAGTTTCTTGTCTCTTTCATCTAGTTCCTCCTTCTCTACGCCGAATGATACTCGGGCAGAGTTCACGACGGTAAGGTCGTCCCCCATATGATTAACGTAGTCCACACGACCAATCCCATCGCCATAAATTTCAATTGTCTTCTGGTATCCCATATTCTTCCCATAAAATTTCAAAAATAAAATTTCCAGTCATTAAAATGACATGTAAAAAAAGTGTAAAAGCAGTTGCTGTTTTAATGCTGCCTGAATATGCAAAAGTGAAGACATAAGTCAGAAGTACTGACATGAGTCTCCACAAAATAACTTTTTTGAGCGTATTAATTGGCCTTCCCCTTGTGATTTCCATTTCCACCAGCATAAGCGACATGGCGCATAGGTCTATTTCCAATATTAGTTTGGACACCACCTAGCTGGCATGACTTACCCTTATGATATCCTGTAACTGCTTTCCAAGCACTTGAATAAGCTTCGCGATCGGAATCAGATTCAAACGCAACAATGCTCAGAGCATTAGCTTTTCCATCTCCAGCTTGGAGACCGAGATACTTAACCGCTGTTTCTGTGCCCAGTTCTTCAACGCAATCAGGACATTCATTAATCTTTCCTCCTAGCTGCTTTTTTGCAGTTGAATTAAGGTCAAATTCAATTTCGCAGTGAGTACAGATTCTAACAGACTTCATAAAAACAAACTCCTTGTGCTAATATTTTAATGCGTGTATTGTGCATTTACACTCTCTTCAATTACACTAGATGCCCAGTCTGTCACATAAGTTGGACCATATTTTTGTGTATGAACTTTCTTAAATCGGCCAAGAAAATAAATAGCATTTTCTGGCTTAATAATATTTAAAGCAAAAATAGACTTGACTGTCTTCTCAATAAAAGGCTTAAATGATACCCCGTATTTACTGTCAAATGCTCCTGCAGCGTTTCTAATGAGAATTTCTGTCAATATGTCATTTGAACTTTTTGAAATAGTCTTTAGCCCTCTTTTGTTTAGATATTTAAGAACACGCTGCAAGGTATAAGGAGAGTTTGAGTGTTTGATAACAAGTTCTTTCTGCTCATCTGCATGCAAAGCAGAAGAATCAAATACTAGAAAGTATTTATGTTTCTTCTTTTTGATCGCATAGCAAGAATTCAGGAAATCAAAAGAATCAAATGTAGTCTTAATGTCATCATAAAAGAACTTGTTAACAAGCTGTACTTTAATTGAGAGTACACCATTATTGTTGTTCAACCATACATTGTGCGCGAAAGCTGATTTGTGATATGCTCGAACTGTTTGTGCCAACATATAGTCTTTTTCATTTCTAAAGAAAAAATCAATATCACCTCGCGTCTCGAAGTAGTGACCTATAAGTTTTTCCCTATTGGATTCTTGAAAATCAAACTTGTGCGGAATCAACATCTGTTTACCAACTAGTCGAGCAAACCCACCTCCAATCCAGCCGCCAGCTTCGAAAGCATTTCGAAGAACTTCATTTTTAAACAAATCTAGAATTAGTGTATCAGTAATTTCTACTTCTTTAAATTCTGACTGCATAGACCTTTACTCCTTTTCTTTTTGCTTTTTCTAAGATTGCTTGACTTTCGCCCGGTGTCAACGGATATCTTGAATTAAAATCAGAAAGTATTACTAGCGTTTGACCTGGGCTCATTTTGTCTAAAACTTGCCAATATGACCACCAAATTTCAGTAGGTCCACCCGGAGTAATATTCGTTGCTGAAGTTCCATCTTCGCAGGCGTAAGTATAAGAAATGTGTAGTTTGCTATTTGGCTTTTTGTTTGCTGCAATTATATTAACCCATAATGGGTAATCTTGCACCGAACCCGAAGCATCTAAAAGATAATGATCAGCAACTAAATTAGGTGGAGGAACTTCCATTCTGTAGTTAAAAGACGTTACGACATCTGTTCTTTTTGCTAAATCTGAATGGTGAGGAGTTAATTCACTCATTCCTACTGTTATAATTCTGTTTCTAAAACCTATTGTTCTAATAAGTTTTGACACAACTGATGCACGTTGTCTAGAAAGAATTAAATTATATCCGTATAAACCACATCCGTCTGTATGACCAATTGACAAAACAGTATTAGCATGCATTCTGCTATTCATAAATTCAATAACATTTTTTGCATAGTCTTCAGACAAAACGCTTTCGTCTTCATAAAAAAAGACACTGGTCCAAGATCTTGCTGTTCCTTCTTCGTATACAGGTGTATAACGAGGAATTCTAACACTGCAAAGACAGTCTTCGTAAGAACATCTGTACGGACTTATTCTAACTTCTTCTATTTCTATGTCAGAAGTTTCTGAAGGTATGTCTAAGCTAGTAGCTTCTTTTTCTTTGCAAGAAGTCAAAGTCAAAAGACTTAGTAAAAATATATTTTTAATTCCTATCATTTCTAAAACATACAAAAGTTGGAAATCTCAAAGAACCATCAGGAGTTACTTCCTGATAGCGTACTTCAATAATCCTACCTAAGAAGCTTTCTTGATCTGCCCAAATAGCTTCTCTAAGATCATCTGTCAATCCAGATCCTACTTGAACTTCTACCCCTTGGTAAACCACCTGGAATGATCCAAGTTTCCCTGCGTGCTTACCTGTACCCTCTAGAAGACCTGTAATAGGAAGATCGACATCATGAAAAGCCTTGAGCTTCATGACTTCATAACCACGACCAAATTTATAAGGTGCATCTAGAAATTTAATCATTGCTCCCTCATATCCTTCTGCAACAAAAGAATCATGATCAGCTTTGATTTCATCATAGTCACAAGAAGAAATAACTCTTCGAACCGGCCTTACTAGATTTAGATCGATATTGTGCAAGTCAAGTCTGTCAAAAAGATTTTCATATCTTTCTTCACAAGACATCTTGCTCTTTTTTGAATTCCATTCTTCAATAGGTAGAAAATCGAAGAGCGCAAGATAAGTACCTGTAGTATCAGCGTCTTCTTTTCGATAAGCTTGGCGCATAAGAGAAGTAAAATCTTCTCCCATTAGCTCACCATCATAACATCCATCACCCATCTTTTTGACTTCTTTCAAGATAGTATCATTAAAATTAGTAATGGGTTTTCCAGAACGAGCAAGCATAATAGCATTGTCGCCTTCAATAATAGTAAAACAACGAATACCATCAAGCTTTGGTTCGACACCTACTTTAGTTCTTCCGCTCAAGCGTTTTTCATCAAACTTCTGTGCAAGAGATACTTCAAAAGTAGGAATAAAACCAGGGAAAGCTTTGTTAATAGACTTGACAGAAACTCCAATTGCAAGATGCTTCTTTAGAATCTTTCGCATCCACTTTTCGTTTTCTTTGTCCACGCTCTTGAAAAGAGATACAAGCAAATTAATTGCTGCATTTCCTGTCAATGCTCGAGAGGCACAATGATCAAGAAGCGAGAAAAAAGAAAACCAAGCAGTCTCTTCTTCCATAAGAGAATCTGCTTTGTCAGATGCTTTTACTCTAGGAACTGTAGAAACATGAAAAGGCTTGAATGGATTACTAGAATAGTGTAGAGCTGACTTAAAATGTGAATTCGCAGCATGCTCTTTCATGATAGATAGTTTTTCAGTTGATTTAGAAGTCGACTTAATCTTTTCAAGAATTTCTACAACTTTCACGTTTTCTCCTATGCGTATTTAGAAACGTACTTACCTGGATAATATTTGTCCCATTCAATTTCTTCTAATACAATATCGTAGTTTTCTCTTAAAAAACTCTTTGTAATAGGTTGAATTTTTTTGACGTGAGACTTTTCTTCTACTTCTTCATTAGAAAGAATGTTTTTTATTTCCATGTTTGTATCTTATCTCCTAAGCGTATTTAATGCACTCTAAATTAACCTATCTTATTTCCGATAATGTTATAGAAAACTTGTCGACAGTCTTGTGTATCTTTAACTGCTTCGTGAGCTCCGTCAGTCGAGATGTTAAAGTGCTCTCGAAGAACATTTAGATTTTGTCTTTCAGTCGGTAAAAAGAGATAAGCTAAAGCACATGTATCAATAATAGGATATCCTATCTTAAATTTTTTCTCTTCTTCTAGCCTTGATACGCTGTCAACTTCTTCCCATCCGTAGCGACCAAAAACTGCACGTATGTGTGAAAGATCAAAATTGATGTTGTGAGCAACAAGAGGGCCCCAGGTCAATCTTTTAGAAATCTCTGAAGCGACCTCTTGAAAGCTCGGAGCATCTTGCCAATCTTTGTTATTATAATTGCAGATCTTCAATGCATCTTTCGATGCAAATTTAAGCTCAATATCTTTTGGTTTGATTTTAGTAGACCACACATCTTGTTGGCCGCCTTCCCAATCTGTAATAAAACTAATCTGAAGTATTGCACTCTTCTTAGGATCGAGATGTGTTGTTTCAATATCTAAGAAAGTTACAGACTTCGCGCTGGCAAGATTACCCACATTTCACCCATTCTTCTTTGTAGAAATGCCATCAGAATTGATGGATAAATTCAAACCCTTGGGCATCTTAATGTTTTTGTACTTAATGTTTTTTTGATTAAACAAGCTCATTTGTCGTGCATTGTCAACATCACTACAACAATCATTGTCGCTATAATTGTCATTGTCGTTTTGAATATTCTGATCTGTCAAAAAAGTATTAATTTCGCTTTCAATATCAGAAGTAATAATACCATTCAACTCTTCAGCAAATGTATATCCAGATGATACATCAAACTCAAAGCTAATATTTCCAAATTCATTCTGGATTCGGTAAAAATTACCGTCATATTGAATAGAAAAAGTTTCGGTATCATTTTCACGATTACGCATCTCAATCTTGCTTAGTGTCTTCCAAGTCATTGCTTCCCTCCTTTAATAAATAAGCAATTTTCTCACTCTTCTTTAGAGACTTTATTTTATGTTCTAATCTTAAGGCGGTTGATTTATCTTTTACAATACAATGTGCAACTAATTTTACCGGCCTTCGGGATCTAGTATATTTTGCACCACGCTTAGAATTATTATGCTCAGATACTCTGCGAGCAATATCATTAGTTATTCCTGTGTAGAGTGACTGATCTTTACACTCTACAATATAAACATACCACATTTAAACTAATCTTGTCTTCTTATCTTGAATATGCTTTGCGTAAGACGACAAATTTCTATCATTTAGTATTTTAGACATTAATGCAGGCATATCTTCTTGAGACTCAGATTCTCCTGTTAGTCTAGCAATAAGCTTAACTAAGTGTAATTTAGTATCTTCTTTAGGAGTTGTTTCTAGTGTAGCTCTTAGAATACCTAGAAGAATTTGTTTATCTTCTTCGTTGTCACCAATTTGTCTATTGCCTTCATCTGATTCTAAGATTGCTGTTACTTTATTTCCAATAGCTTTTACTGAAAATGTAACCCCTTCTCTTCCAGGTACATCCATCGTAATATTAATGTTTTCATTCGATGTATTTTCACTAAGCGATTCTTTAATCAGATTTTTAAGTTGTCTTCTGGTAATTTTCATAGCAGAATAAATATGGCTTTTAAAGTCTACTTGCCTTGTGCTTCTTTACGTCGGCGCTTTTCAGCTGCCTTGCGCTTTGCCTTTTTCTTCTCAGCATTTGTCATAAAGTAGCGACGACGCTTAAGTTCTTTCATAATGCCTGCTTGTTCTACAGCACGCTGGAATCGTCTAATTAGTGATTCTGGATTCTCGTTTTTCTTAGCTTTTACGGTTGCCATTTTTTCTCCTTTAAATGGTAATCACATTATAATTATTTTTTTAAATGTGTACACTTATTTCTTCTAGACTTAGTAAAAATAAGTCAGATACTTTAACAGGATTACTTTGATATGTAAACCGAACGTAGTCTTTATCTTCGACTTCACCCACTAGATTATTGTTCTGGTCAAAAATCTTGTTTTCTAAAAGTTTTAGATCAAATGTTTCACAATAAAGTTTGATATAATTCATTTTTTAAATGCTCTACTCACTTTTACTTTTTCAAATTTAGTCTCAACTTCTTCTTTTTCTTCTTCTGCATAAGGAGTATCTCCCAGCATTTGCTTCCCGGATCTTTCTTCCCAATGCGGATGACCAGCGCCATAACCTCGAGCCACTCTGATATGAGTCATTTGGCCTTCCATTTCTTCTAGAAGTATTTTCATAATTTGATAATCTGTCATTGATTTCTCTTTTCAAAACTAAAAAATAAATAGCAGGAACTATAAAAGCGATTGTAAGTAAATATTCTACTTTGTCTGATTTATTTTCCATAATTTTGCATTAATAGAGTCGCAAAGCTCAATAGAGGCATGCCAAAAACAACGACGTATAGGGCAAGTGTTACTCTATCTAAAAACTTAAGAAAACTTTCGTCACATTCTGTATCCCATTCATTGTCAAGATGATAAGGATAACTTACAACGTACTGAAGATCTTTAATTTTCTTTTTCAGATTTTCCATATTTAATAAACTCAATAAAATTGCCTGATGGATCTTTTTTATAAAAAGATTTTGAACCATCTCGGTGAAGTTTCCACCCATGATCAGGAAAAACTTCTTTTAAAAAAGATTCTTGCTCTTTTGTTTCAACTTTTACAGCCACGTGCGGTGGGTGCTGATTTGGAGATACAAAAGCAAGCTTGATATTTTTTGACTCGACAAACGCCCAAGTATCGTCTTGATATAAGATTTTTGCATCTTCGAGAAATTGCATGTACCACTTTACTGATTTATCAATATCAGTTGATTGAATTGCAAAGTGGTCGATTTTCATTTTAGTTCCATCCAATATAAATTACTTTTTTAGGATCGATATCAAATATCTCATTATTAATTGCAAAATAGTTGTTCAAAGAGGAACTACCGGGAACTCCTTCTTCTAAGATTGGAACTACTTCCATGTTGTTTCTAACTGGTACAAAAGTTTTTCGATTGAGACTGTAAAAATATTCTACTTCTTTTGATAGCGAAAGCATATAAATAGGTGCGGAAATTTCATTCATAACTTCTTCATCCCATTCATTATCAAGAAGTTTTTGAAGAGTCTCTTCAATTTCTCTCATGTCAGTTTCAAAATCAAGTGATTTTGATTTGATCTTAAATTCTTTGGGTGCTTCTTTTTCAACTTTGACTTCAATTTTAGTTGATTCTTCAATGCTGCCCGAAGAGACTAATTTGTTTTTATCTTTCAATTTTGTTTCCTTCTGCAAGTCGGTGTTCTTCAATGTCTTTCTTAGTTGCCTCGCGAAGAATATTACTGCTGCAAGAAACATAATCTTCGTGAGTATAAACTGTAGAAATTTTGTAAACGTACGCTTTACCATTAATATATTTTATTTCAGTCCAGATCCTTGCTGACATCAAAATCCTCGTTTATAAATATATCTCTATTAGAAATATAGTTAAAACGATCTTCGATAATCTTTTTATCTATTCGTTCTACTAATTCTCTTTCAGACTCTTTTTCTTTCTTATAGGGTAGATAATACTTGTTATAAACTTTTTTCACCTTTCACCTTTGTTTCATAAATGTATATTAACATAAAGATAAAAGGTTTACATACTTTATATTTTTAAAAAATCTTCGATGCTGCTACTGCAGCTGCCATTAAGAATTGAACTACAGCAAATACTGTAACTGCTTTTGTCCTAAAGAGTTTTAATTCTTGTACTTCATCAACAAGCGATTTAAGTTGAGAAGGAGATGCAACATCATCAATTTTTGACTTCCACTCTCTCAGTTCGTCAACTTTATCTTCTTTTGCTCTAATTGCTGCCAATTCTTGTTTTACATCAAGAAGCTCGGATCGTAAAGATTCTATACCTGATGCTAACGTCTCAAGTTCTTTTAAAACTAGTCTGGAGTATTCTCCCCATCCATTTTGTCCTTCTGTGCTCATGCTGACCTCAACTGATTTACTAGTTTGTACATTGGATTTTTTTCTATGACTTTTGTCAAAGATAAGCTGCAGTCTTCTGGAAGAGTTTTAGTTAAATCTAAAATTTCAATAACAGTAGAGACGTCCCATGAGCAGCCATAAATAACATTTGATCCATCTTCTTTAACTGGAATAAGTGTTGTTAAAAATGTAGAATCATCTTCATAGCTTAAATAAGTCTGTTTAAGACCTTTCAAAGCAAATTGATGATACTGAATATTTAATTCGTTCATCTTAGGACATGTAAAAGCATCATTAAGTGTACCGTTCTTTAAGACTTTTCCACTGATATTCCCTTTTAAAGACTTTTTATTTTTTACTCTGATTCTTAGCTTTTCATCTACAGACCAAACAAAAGTTCGAACAGGAATTTCTTTAAAAAAAGATTGATAGAGAGAAAGCTCTTGAATTCTTTTTTCTTCTTCTCGTGTAATATTTTCAGTTAAAACTCTTAACTTTTCTAAATTTTTCATAGACATGCCCTGGACTAAGAATTTAAAAGAAATCGCCTGACAATTTGTCTAAGCTTCTGTTCACTTAGTACAGCATGATCAGGCGATTCAAGAAGACCCATGTCTTCTAAATATTTTGATATTTGTTTGTAGACAGGAGTATCAGCGTCTCTATAACTTCCGCTGTGACCGCTTGGCCAACCCCCATGTGAAGTTGGACGATCCAAGTAAAGATCTTTTATCTTACTGCTTTTTGTCTTCTTCTTTTTGCTCATAATAACGATAGAACCTACTTAAAACTAACAGACTTCCAGACAAAGCTGCAATTTTAAATAGGTTCCAATCGATTAAAATGACAGACAAACACATGAGCATTGCATTAATAACGATGCAAGTATCAGTCATGACTCTGATAAAAAGACGTGCTGCTTCTTGCGTTTGTCTGTTCACTATAAATAAATATGACATACTTATCTTTAAACCACTCGAACAGATACAATTTTTCCTTTTAAGAATTCTCTAGAAGCTTCAACAGCTGATGATAGTAATTCTTTAACTCCCATTCCTGTTTTTCCACTTATGTATGCGTCATATTCTGGTGCAACTTTAATTTTTTCTAATCCTCTGTAGAGAAGACAACCTGTTAAAATTTCGTTTACAAACTCAATAAGATCTTCGTCTCTCATACCAGCTCGAAGAGTAGCAGCTATGGGAGCATAAATGCCCTCAAACTCATTACCGTCATTAATTTCTTTGATGCGATATATAACATGCCCACCACTCTGTACTTCAAGCAACTCCTCGATCTCCGGGTAATCTTCAAGAATTCTTACTCTTTCAACTTCAGGAAGCTTACTTAAAGAACCTCCGTCATAAAGCGCGTGAATAAGCATGTGGGGTGTAGGTAAGCTATAACCAGGCCCCCCATCGCCCACTCCAGTGTAGTTATCCTCACGTTCTGCATCCGTCTTATAACCGCCTTGGACGGAGTTTGCGCTGGGCACAAAAATAATATCTTTTGCAAAGTCAACACTTTCAATGTCTTCTTCTGGCATTCCTAATGCTCTAAGCAGTTTTTCACTAATATTGTGGACATTTCCTCGGGAGTCGAATGTATACGGTTTAACATATCCTGGTTCATCTTTATTAAACTGAAACTCTTTAGAATCTGCTCTGCCGACTTGTGGAATAACCCACACGTTTGACCCAGGAAATCCTCTGCTTTCTCCAAAAAACTTTGTCGCTTTTTTAGCGTAATTTTTAGACTTAAAAAATTTTTCTATTTTTGAAAGGTTCCAGTTACGACGACCTTCGTCCCACGGGGACTGTTGTCCTATTTGGACATTTGGCATTCCCATATAGGCCATTTCATCGAGAGCCATTTCACGAATCAAGTGAATTAGATCTTTTTTCTTAATTTTCATTTATCTCTCCTGAGATAAATATTAAGCTCACTCTCTAATTACACGTAAATCTTGGGCTTTCATGTCGTGAACTTTTCCGTCGAGTTCACTTAAAAACTTAATTCTGCGCATCTTAGAAAATGCGCCACCACCGTTTCCAGCAGTTACTGACACAAAATAGATTTCTTGAACAACACCACGATTGCTCATATGATATAGTGCTTCAACTCTGTCACCAACCCTGACGTTCATCTCTAATCTCCTTAAGATATTTTTTCTTGATGGTCTTATGCAGACCAGGATTAATCTCAAGGCAATCATACATCATTTTATTACGAATTAAAACACGAGGTCGATCAGTCAAAAGATTGGTTTCGTCAACATAGAAAGGTAAATTGTTGTAGTTGCAATATTCAATCAGCTGATCTTTCCGCGTCAACAGAAAAGGTCGAAGATAATTTCCACGAATTCGTGGAATAAGTTTCCCTTCTCCGTGAAGCGATGAAAAAATCCACCACTCAACTGCGTCATCAAGATGGTGAGCAGTGGCTACAGGGCGCTCAGATTGATCCAGGAAGTCATAACGCCCTTCTCTCCAGGTTGCCTCAAGGCCCTTGTTTGCATGTTCAACAGAAGACAACGTGGTCCATCTAAGAGGGATATCAAGTTGCCTACAGACTTTTTCTACGATCGAAAGCGAAGCATCTGACGTCTTGGTTCCATGATGAACAAATGCAGCTGTGACATCTCGTCTGCTCTTTGCAAGGAATCCGAGAAGTGCAACAGAATCTGGCCCCCCGCTTAATGCGACTTCAACTTCTCTTGGAATTTTGCATGAAAGTTTAAACATTTTACCTCACACTTTATTTTACATTGCCAGTTCTTAAAATGCACCCTAAACTAAGCACTCGTGAAATCCTGCTGGAAACACATCTTTGTTCTGGCTATAAAACCGCTTCCAATCGCTATCAAGAATGTAAGTAACTGCGTTGTCTTCCATTGATCGAACACTTCGACCATAAGCCTGGACAATTGTCATTGCAGTCTGCATTGGGTACCACTTCTCATTCTTGTTCATCCGCTTTCTAATAATTGGGTCACCAAGATAAGGATAGGGTACCTTGACAATAATCTGGAATCGAGAAGCATCTCCCTTTAAATCCACGCCTTCTGTCATCGAAGGCGTCAAAAGAACAGTGGGCTCCTTGGATGTGATATGCTTATGCAGAATCTCGTCTCGATTATCGCTATTATGTGTAAGAATCCGCTTCGATCGAAGTGCTTTCTTTAGATAATTAGCAATTTTATATGTATGACAGTTGTGAACCACTACGTTTTCAACAATAAAATTATGATTTTCTTTTACTTCTATGTCAAACACTTCGATTGACTTGCTATTATATGTAATTGATTTGATCTTCAAGACTAGCTCCGTTTTCTAAATTTTCTATATCACATTTAAATAATAGTGCGTTATTATGTGTTTTACAAAACTCATTCCACTTAGATTCTGACTGATTCTGCCAGAATCCTTTTACCTCGATCCATACATCGAATTGTGGGACATAAAAGTCTGGCGTGTAGGTTTTGTTTAAAGACTCGATATAGAATGTCTTTGGTTCATATTGCCAGTCCAACCCTTGCTCATTTAGATATGTTGCCACGCGGAGTTCATAAGTGCTACGCAATATAATCAGTTTTCCTTTTGGCTCTTGAAACTTGATAAGAGTTCCTCTAGCATTATTTTTCATCCTTTCTAGAAATTCAATTCGAAAGTCTTTATCATTCATTAATTTATTTTTCATGATTTGACTCATTTTTTCTCTAACTTTAGGCTTAAGCATAGGAGGAATATGTGTTGTATTCCAATAAGAATCCGGATCTTGCCATTGATGCTTCATCATTTTGCTATTTCGCTCTCGAATGTGTTTCTGGCGGTTGTGATCGATTGTTTTCTTTTGTCGTTGTTGTCGTTCTTCTCTTGTAAAAGTAGCCCATTCTGATTTTCTACAACACGAGTCACATGTCCATGGAAACTTTCTATTCATTTGATTTCCTCTAGAAGAAATACTAATAGAATCACATTGACTACACTTGTATTCAAATCTTCTTTTTTTCGAAAGTAGTCTGCCTCGGTAGTATACTTTGAACGTATCGCGTTCTATAGTGCAGTCATTAAATGGTACAGGATTAGGTATAGTGTAAGGTAATTTATATGCCATGATTGCCTCCTATAGTATATAGGCAAAAGGAGACAATTCATACCTATTCAGTGTTATTTAATTTCGACAATATCATCATCAAGTGTGAGATACTGTGCCTCAACCCATCCTCGATTGTGAGTTAAAAACTTGTGGTCTGGAGTACAAGTTACAGTATCACCACTTTCTAGTTCTATCGTAAGTGTTGGTTTAATACCTCGATTCCAGAAGTTAGTCACTTCCTGAGCTTCAAATATTTTCTCTTCTTCATTATAAGAAAGGACATATTCTCCTACTTGAACGTTTCGAAGTGGTTTTGTCCTACCATTAGCCATTGTCACACGGGCATCTCCATCAATACAATGGATGATACCCTTCTCTCCCGTGTGCTCAGCCAAAATTGCTTTAACAGCGTCTTTGGCTCTTGGAAGAGTAAAGTCAATTACCTTAGCGCTAAAACTTCCGATATTGGCATGAATAATCGGTCGATTCTCAATTGGAAAAGGTGAAGCGATACTAATTGAATCATAGTCGTCTTCAGCAATACCCATCGACTTTGCGAAACCCTTGGCATTAAGAATTGTTGCAGACATGAGAAGAACCTTGCGACCCATTCGGAAAAGATACGTCTCGGCATACTTTGATACGTCAATAGCACGGTAAGTAACACGAACAAATCCGCGCTTCTCTGTTTCGCCGACTTCCATCACCCAGTTATCTGAAGAATAATCTTCTAAGAAAAGAGTAAGCTTGTTTGAGTGAGACTTGAGCATGTCGTATTTGAGCGCAATTGCTGCCAAATCTTTTACACGAGATTTAAGTCCAAGATTTTCAAGCTGCTGCTCAAAATAGAGAATCTGCTTTTGAAGCTTAGGATTGTAGACATCACGAAGCCACTTGTAGAATGCAACTGGAGTAATCTTGTCAGGCCACTTACATTTAACAACTTTATCGCAGAAATACTGACTTACAGAAAGTTCTACAAACTTTGTTAGAACAGACTCAGCATTGTGTGCCTCGTCAACTACTAGAAAGTTTCTTGGAGTAATCTTTCCAGAATATGTAGATTCCATAATAAAATAAGGAAAGTTTGTTACAGACTCTGGTGACTCAAGAAAAAGCTTCTTTTCGCGCTTATAAAGACAGTCAGCTGTACACTTCTTAAAGAATCGAGAAGACTTATCTTCAGTCCTAAGCATTTGCTGACTTGCCTGACAAGTATTCTGTTTGTGAAACTCACACTGATAATTCTTTGACGAATAAACTGAGGTCATCTTTCCACTTGGATGCCCAAAGTCATTCTCATACTGCTCTTGAAGAACACGCTGTGTAGTTAGAAAGTAAGAACCTTTAGCGAATACTTCTGAGTGTGAAAGATTTTCGTTGACAATTCGTGCCAAAGTAAGTCCAATTGCAGACTTACCTACACCTGTCCCAGCTTCAAGAATAAAAAACTTCTTGTCATTTGTCAAGAAAGCTTTAAGTGCAGCTTCAATTGCCTGTTCCTGTTCTGGTCGGGGAACAGGATAGGGAAAGTGTTTACTAATATCCAAAGTTAATCTCCTATGCTACACTATTATAGTTCACATAAGTAAGATTTACACACTTATAATTTTTCTAAAATGTCTTGCTTGTCAATTATTTGTTTTGCACCACGATGACGTAAGTAAGTTACAAATTCATTTCCAGTGGCGCCGCTAAATTTTATTTCTTTTGTTGAGATTCTCTCGAACTCAGGCAACATTTTTCTTTTTAGATAAATAGAACTTATTCTAATTACACCTTTTTCTTTTCTAAATGTAGTAATAAATTCTAGATGTCTTATCTGAACAGGTGTTCTTATTCCTGTTTTAGACTTAATAATCCCAAACATGGACTCCTGAACGAGTTCTTCAATTGTAGATTTAGGTGAATGCCCAAACATCTGACTTTCTCCATTATTTTGTATGATTATCTGCGATAGATGATGATGCCCAAGAATCAGGCTTGATTTTTAAATCGTAACCCATGCCTGTAACCCAGCCAGACACAGAAGACATCATAACTCGTGTTTTGTTTTCTTTGGTCCTGCCAATATCAACATGAAGCTCAATAGGGGTATTTGGAGAAAATTCATTTATTTTTTGAGCAGCCTGAACTGATAGATTGACTTCTTCATTTATCTTGTTTTTAAGATTTTTGTATTCACTATTAACCACTTTAAATTTTTTATAGTAGTATTTAGCTATTTTACTTTCATTGTCGTGAAAAGCAACGACTGTTACAAATATGCAATTATTACCCCTTACCATCGAATCAGTTCCTACATAAACTTTAGATCCTCTTCTGATAAGGCTTTTGGCTTCGTTCATAAAATTATCAGCTGTAAGCTGGTCTTCTCCGGGAGAAATCCAATTAGGTTTATTGTCTAATAAAATCATGATTTCCTCTATTTGAACATTTTTAAAAAGTTTTTTATATCTGATCTTTTAAGAGAGTCATTATTTTGTTTTTCTTCTCTGATCATGGAGCTGTTTATCATTCTTTTGCTTTTATTATTTAGATACTTGATTGCACTAATAGCAGACTGAATTCTATCTGATTCTTTTCTATGCCGTGCACCTTCACGGGATCTAGTTCTTAGAGAACTCTTGACTGCTGCTAAATCATTAATAATTCGCTCTAAAACTTTAGTGTATTCTTCAGTCCCCATTTCAAGCTGCATCATGTCTTTGTTTTCTAGATACATTTTTGCTTTTCTAAATCTTTCTTCAATTAACAATTTTTTCATAGACTTTCCAGCTTAGAGTTATCATACTTAATTTTTCTCTCCTTTACACCTTTGGTAAAGAATATTACGTATAATATTAGTCGCAGTTTTCTTAAATATAAAAGGAATAAAGGAGTGAATAATGCATGCAATGCTTGCAATGCTTAAAAGCAAACCACACCTAAAAGCGTGGTAAAGGTGCTCAAGATAAGTTTCGCCTTGTTCGTGTGGATGTTCTAAAAATTTTTCTAATAAATTCATCGTTCGTGTATCACTACAATTAAATCAGTACTACCTTTAATTATTCTGTGCCATTCGTTCTTTTCTATTATAATTTTGTCACCTGGTTTTATCGTTTCAGGCAGATAGTTGTCGTATTGAAATTTCCAATCTTTTCCTGAAATTACTTCAACTTGGCGTGGCTGAGCATCTCGATGCCATTCAAGCTCTGATTCTTTACAATCGACAGAAAACGTTCTTAAAAAAGATTTTTCATCTATTCGTTTATCGATATATGGATTTTTACCACCATGTGACATAGGGAGCCCCTGTCACTTTTGGATATCTTCCGATTCTGCAAGACCAATAACCGGCTTTTGTTTTGTCGTTTTTATCTTCACAATTATGTCTGTCTTTAAAAGATTTTCTGCGCTTTGGATCGCGAAGTCCTGTTGACATACCTTTCGCTCCAAAAGCAACTTTCTTTACTTTTCCTGTCTTTGGGTTTTTAACATAAACATAAAACTTCTTTGACCCACCACGGGCTGGCTTGTTAAGTTTGACCTTTCGGCCCTTGTATTCTGCTTCGAGCATAGCGTCAGCGTCTTCTGTGAGAGGAAAGTCTAGCGCAACTTCGCGGCCTTCATATATTCCCCACTTACCCAGGTCACTGTTAATAAGCTCCATATCAGCTTCAGACAGCGTTATCTCGCGTGCAAGACATCTTGCGCGCGCTTCGTTTATAAGATCAAAAAATGCTTTAGACCCGGGCCTGTATACAGATTCTGATAAAGAGACACCTTCTCTTAAGTGATAACGCAATCCTTCAGAAAAAAGAACTTCTTCCTTTATAATTTGCTTAAGTCTTTGTTTTGTAATTTTCATAAAATGTCCTTTCTACATAATATGACTATGCCAAGTTCCGTCAATCATTCTAATTAGTACCATGATAGGAGAATCTGATGAAAAATCTTCTGGATCTTCTTCTGCTTGAGACTCAAGATCTGCTGCATAATCATCTAGCTCTTCACCTGCTGCGTCAAACCAGTCAGCAGGTATAGTAATTCCTGTGAGATCTTTTAGTATCTCAGGAATATCATCCCATTCAGGAACCTCGCCCCACTTAGAATGAGTCGTACCATCAGGGCCTTCTGTGTCATAAATAACTTTCATAGGCATTTTATTAGATCGATCTGTGATGTTTAATGACGGATCGATATTGTATTGCTTCATATTACCGTATGCATCTATTCCTTGATAGCCGATTAAGTTAGAAGGCAACGGCGTGTCTTCTCCCTCGGCATGAATCTGTATAGTTAAGCCACGTGCTTCCGGGCCGCGAACATAGTCACCGTATCCAATCTCTGGGCCACGGTAGTAAATTTCAATTTTTCCAAATTTATTTTGGAATAGCGGAGTCAAAGACTCTCTAATAATCTTTCTAAGACGCTTCTTTGTTATACGCATACAAAAACTCCTCGCTATAACTATACAACGAGGAGTTTAAATTCTTAACAATTACTTGATTTTGATTGTTGTCTTTTTAGACTTGACCACAGGTGGAATTCTTACTGTGAGCAAGCCGTCTGTAAAATCAGCTTCTGCCTTTGACATGTCTAACTGATTTTGGTGATCAACAAACGTTTTAGTAAAAGCACGACGCGCGATGCGTCTTGCGCTCCGACTGTCATCTTCATCTGTTTTAGTAGAAGAGATTGTAATCCGATTCTTGTCAGTCTCGACGCTCAAGCTATCTCGCGCAAAACCTGCAAGTGCCATCTGAATGACTTGAGTATCATCTTCTTCTCGCCAAATATCCGTCAAGGGATATCCTTCTGTTGAATTTTTAACCCAGTGATCAGGTTCTGTAAAAAAGCTCTCGAAAAACTGGTCAAAAGCTCTGCTGCTCATAATTGCAGGTGTGGTTCTCATCATCAAACGTGTCATATCGTCCTCCTTATTTAAGCAAGTTTGATAGTATTTTGCGACCCATTAGGCGTCGCAAGTATAATATAGACACTTTTTTTTAAGTGTACACTACTTTTTAGATTATTCGTCGTAAAAATTAGGCAGAACAGATCTGAGTGTGGGCACGCCTCTTCTAAGATTTTCTTCTTCTTCATCTCTCTTATGCTCTAGCTCTGCTGCATATAGATCCCACATAGCATCAAGATCATCATCGCTAGGAAGATTAGACAATCTAGCTGTGGTCAGCTTTCTTTGCAAATTTTCTTCTTCTGTTTCAGACGGAGGTAAATGATGAACAGGCACAAGACCGGCGTCTTCTAATTCACTATTTGTTACGTCTCCATCCGGATCATGATCTTCTTCAAAGTCATCTTCTTCAAAATCTCTCCACGGGCCTTTAACAATAGACCCTTCGTTTAAATTCTGATTTAAACTTTTGCCTCCTGCGATTTCCATTGCAGAAATAAAAGCAGCGCGCTCTGAATTTGTAAGCTGATCGTATACAGACGTGCTTGTTAAATCTTCAAGATTAGGAATAGGCTGATCTGTCATCGGTCTTGATGTATCAAGAAACTCATTTATGATTTTACGAAGTCTTTTTCTGCTAATTTTCATTAGTTTGCATGTCCTTCATACTCATCTGTGACGTAAATCTTGATTACTTCACCTGCTTTGATTTTAGCAGGATCTTTTATCTTGGGGTTTAACTTTGCGTTGTCTTCTACAGAAGTTCCGGGAGGAGAGTGCTTTTTTGTAATTTTACCTAAAGTATCTCCTTGACGTACTTTGTATTGCCCTACTTTCTTATCTCCTTCAAGCATAAGCGTTTCAATAATAATTTTTCTAAGTCTTCTTCTAGAAATTTTCATTTTAACTCCTTGAGTATTTCTTCTATATCTAGGCCTGCACAATCAATTTTCTTGGTACTGCAGTGAAAGTGATTCATGAATCCTTCAAACTTTCCACTTGCTGCATGAGAATCGTATGCCCATTTTTCTGAAGGAGATTCAAGTGGAATTCCGCATCCTTCGTGCATTGCTTTGTAAAGTGCCTTAAGTGCTTCGATTTGAACAGGATAAAACCAAGTAAAATCTTCCACTTTTCTGTTTTGAGCAAGCGCGCCACTCATAACTGGTCTCTCTCCAAATCCATTTCTTTTATACCAACTTTGATGCTTCAAGTAAAAAGCATTTGCAATCTCTACACCAACTCCTGATCTATTGACTTTTGAATTTCCAGCATGCCAACATGCATCATTTAGGTCGTGAAGCTGAATGATTGTCCCATCATTGTCAATGCAGAAGTGAACTGACACGTTTCTTTTGGCAAGGACTTTTGCGCAAGACATGCTGTTTAGGCAAACATCCCAATGTGTAACAAAAGACTTGATGTCTCTCTTGCTAGAATATTTTGTCAATCCTTTGCTGATCGGGTAAGGAAAATCAGGATCTTTAAAAGTATGAACCTTTTCAGAAGGCCAGTCAATTTTAATTGCTTTGTCGCCCCACCACAAAACATCAGAGTTGTCTGATATCCAGCCTAAATCTTTTGCATCTTCTAATGCTTCTCTTTCTGTAACAACAACCCTGTATGTCCCAGGTCCACAAAGGCCATCGGCAGTTAGTCCTCTTGCTGCTTGAAATTGTTTAATTGATGCCGTTAATTTGTCATCAAAATTTGTGTGATTAGGAATAAACCAGTCAGGTTTCCATCCAAATCTTTTGGCTTGATTCTTGTTATATGTTTCTGCACTCATAGCAATAAATATAGAATCCGGGGGCAATTAACCGAGATTATCTAATTTAATCTTTTTTAAAATAATCTTGGAGATTTATCTCTCCAAGATTGTCACCACGCATATTTACTAGATATACAGGCTTGCTAATTCCTACTTCGTAAGCTTTTCTCCAATAATCTTCTGGCCATGGTCTTCCATTATTGAGGTGACAATACCAACCTTCAATAGTCCAGTTGGCAACTAAAACTTCTTCGATATAACCTGCTTCGACATCATCTGCACTAAGAACAACATAGTTGATTATGTTGTTTAAATCTTCTTGCGAAAGTTCAGGTTCGGGATCGAGTCCTGCAGCAATTGCTCTTTTTCGTTTATGCTGATGAATTCTTTGCTTGAGGGCAAGCGTACTCTCGCTTCCTTGAACTCTTCCCGGTCCTGTTCGCTTTGGCAAGCCTGAATGTTTATAAGTGTCTCTTACAGTTTGGTCGGCCGCGCGAAGAGTTTGAGATGCTAAGTCGGCTCTGGAAGCAAATACAACGTGCCCTTTTAGTATCATTCCATAGCTAGAAGAATCTAGCTTACCATTGACGTAACCGTGGCACGACATAACATCCTTATGCCTTTGATTTTCTTGAGATAGATATCCTTCTCTCGTTTCTTTGCTATCTGGAAATTTCATACCTAATGTATTTCCAAACATATTAGATGCTGCTGCACGATAATTTAAATCATGTACTAGTGTTACTTGGTTTTGAAAGAAAGATTGATCCGCATATTTTTGAAAAAGTTGCAATAGCTTTCTTTCTATTTCAACTTCTCTAAAAGACTGAATATTGTGTGCTCTTCTAGGTCCCGGCCCTTCTGGAACTTTGTCTGCATACCATTTTAAATTTGCATGTGCAGGTAATTCGCTTGGATCAATTGTTTGCTCAGCACCTTCAGGATCATACGGATTCCCTTCAGGATCGTATCTGTTTGTTTTTATGTAGCCGTATTCATCTTGAAGATCACGCCATTGTTTTAGAAGCGGCATAAACTCATTCATGAAGTCCTGGTTTCTAGTTTCGTTTATAAACTTTCGCCAGTTTTCTAATATCAGCTTCATTTCACTCATGCTATTAAATATCTGCTTACGTAAGAAATTTATTAAAAATGGTGGACCTGTCGGGAGTCGAACCCGATTCCGCAGCAGTCTTAGTTTGAGTCATTCACAAGCTTGTTTCATTTACTGTCACAAATGAAAAAAGATAGCCGGTTTTCCCTGCGCTTACCGACCTGTTGCGCTCCACCAATATTGATCTGACTGTCCTAGCAATTTCTCTCTAAGTGCCACCAGATTGTACGATTTAAGCCTGTCTGTCTAACCACCGCAGCAATATTGGGTAACCATTTTGATTTTTACAACTTATCTGTTGTTTTGCTTAAATTGGATAGATGGCTTTAAGCGGCCACCCAATCACGCCGCGAGTGCGACTGCGTCGAAGTGTGTGTTGTTGTTTGCAACTATTGTTTTTGAACTTTTAAGGATGTATCTTTCCTGCTTGCACTCTCCCCTTGATTCTACCCCGTCGAAACCATTTCAGGCCCTTATTTATATAAGTACTGTGTAAGTATAATCATAAACGCTAAGAATGTACAAATCAATGTCTTTTGAGTAAACATTGACTCTCCTAAGTAAAACCACGTCATGATAGGAAATGTTAAGTACGATAACGAAAAGGCGATAAATCTGCTTGTCCAGAGCTCACCTGTGGCTGCCATAAAAAATTTAGTAGCGTACCAGTAGGCAAAACCACAGGGAACTCCAAAAACTATATTTGAAAGAATTGGACGATCTTTCCAAAACTCATAAACAAACTGTAGATTGTGTGTGTACCAAGCGAGAATATGACCTGTAACGACAAGCAAGACACCGTACACAATGTTAGAATTAAGCATGCCTTAAATATTCTCCAGATATATTTGTTCATTCAAATGAAACGTGTTCTTTTAAAATGTTATCAATTTGAACAATAGTCCAATGAATTTTGGCTGCATGATCGATTTCTTTAATCAAAGCATTTTTATTTGACTTGTAGTCTCTTAACTTTTGATAGTCATCAATGAGTTGTTTTCTTAAGTTTAGTAATTTATCTAAGTCTGATCTATCCATTTTTTATTCCTTCTAAAAACCATTTAGGCGTAGAAGCTCTTGGCTCCCACTTAGCAAATCTTACTTTATCTTTAATATAATAATTTTTATAAGACTCAACGACATCTACTATACCGGGTTGCCTATAAACTTTATACTCATCTTTCATACAGACAGGAAAGTCTGTTAAACAACCGGTGCTTATATTAAGTGGAAAGTTTTTTGTCAACCACTTGGCTTCTACTTCTGTTTTATGTTTTTTACCATAACGACGTGTATATTCTATCAACAAAGACTGACAGAGACTTAACTGCCAAGCATAGTTTGAAATATTTTCAGCTGTCCAAACTGTGCACGGGTGTCGCAAATGAGACATTTTCCAAGGCGGCTGCAATTCTTTCGGTGTATTTTCATAAGCCCACTGCTGAGCATCACGGATTCTTTTAAAATCTTTAAGTGTTTTTCCTTCTGATTTAAGAAGATGCAACCAGTGTGCAGCACAAAGCATTTGAGCACTTTCTAAAATCATTTTTACAACGTGCTTGTTGCAATGAAATCTTGCTGCTTCCTTTGGGTCAAGAGAAAGTATAAAGGTATTCATTAGACCTACGCAGAGCCTCCTAGAATTAACAGTTCAATAATCTTTGCAGTAACCAATGGGTCGGTTGTTGCGTAACTCTGGGTGTCATCTCCGTCCTTTAAAAGGGCATAGAGTTCATAATCGTTTCCGCCTTTTTCACAAGAGTCACCGACAAAAATAATTTCTTTAAAATCTTCTAGATGTTTTAAAACATATGTTTTGTCCCAACCATTTGGAAATATATCAAAGCTTGTAGATCCACCTAACGCTACCTGCAATGACATATTCTTTTTAGCAATAGCATCATTGATAAAGTCAACGTAATAATCTCTAATTTTTTCTTTTTTATCAGCTTCGATCCATGCTGCTCTTTCTTTGTCACCTGCAGAACGACCAACTGGACACCAGTTTAGCATAGATCCTCTGTAGTCAAAAAAAGTGCCTGTATAGGGAAGCTCATGCTTTACAGAAATCAAAAGCTGCGCTGAAAATAAAGTTTGCAAAAGATATCTGTAATTTTCTTCACCTATCTCACTAATCATGTCAGATTCGTAAATACATTCAAACTGATTATTCAGCCACCTGTAGTACTTAGTTCCGTTACAGGGAAAGAAATGTAGCTTTCTTAGATTTAAACCACCGATATCAAGCGCCGGCCTAATTTGCTGATTGACATATTCAAAGTCAGATCCTGTAACAATTCCGATTTCGTATTCTTTTTCAAGCTGTCTAAGCGCTCTAATAACTTCGGAATTAATTTCTTTTCTAGGCGGAGTTAGAGTTCCGTCCATATCAAACAAAGCAATTTTACGCATTATTTTCTCCTTTTAAAAGCCAAGATGAAGATTGAATTTTATCTCCGAGGCCGTCAATTAATTTAATTCTCAATTCTTCACAAACAGGTTTTTCAGGAATTGTATCATTGTTTTGATCTCCGCCATTTGCAAAAAAGAGATCGTACTGTCCTTTAAGCATATTTGCAATTACTCGAAGTGTTTCGCAAACTGTTCTATCTTTGTCGCAGGATATCATAACGTGATCGACGCCTTTGATATTAGAAACAATAAACTCACGTTCTTCTTCATTCATAAAGGGTTTTGACCCTTTTAGTTCGCGTTGAAAATCGCTATTCACGATAACTAAGAGCGCATCTCCATGCATTCTTGCATTCTGAAAATACTCTATGTGACCTTTGTGAATTGGATTAAAATACCCAGACACAATAATCAATTTTTGCATAACTTCTCCCGTCTGGTTAATATATTATGCTATTTTATTATTTACACAGCTTTTAGCGTGCCCACCAAGCTTCAACGTCTTGAATGTTGGTAAACCCTTCGTCTTCATGAGGTCTTTCATAGCCACCAATCATTCTGTCAAAAGCGACTCCAGGAATTGTTTTCTTCATTCCTGTTTCTTCAAATTCTCTTTGAGATCTTTCTGCTGAAGATTTTTTAAGAAATTCAACATCATCATTCCAACCAAAATTAATTGCGACCAGATCAAAGTTAGAAATATCTCCTAGCTTTTGTATTGCAAATTTTCTAGATCCTTTATTCATATTAGTCAAATCTAATACGATATCTGTTCCCATAGAAGTTGCACTTGCATAACGCTGCTCGAGTCTTTTCTGTGCTTCAACTTCTGCATCATTGACAACTTTATATGCTTTTGGCATCCATTTTTTCCAAACAAGCTGCTGGTCAATAATAGGACCCCATCTTGGATGAACAAAGCTTGGATCAAAGTCTGGATTAGGAGATCCGTCTCTGTTTGTAGGCTGCGGAGGATATTCAAACATATCGTCGTATGTCATTCCGCGTTCTCTTGCAACTTCAATTGAAATTTCATCGCTGCTAATAACAAAAGACCCGGGGGCATTTTCCTTAATCCACGTAGACTTTCCAACAGCAGGTGGCCCTACAAGAACATAAATTTTCTTTTTTTGACGATCCTGTTCATTTAAAAAATTACGCCACTCTTTCATAATTTCTTTCATTTTATCCGACACCTTCAAAAGCTGAAGTTCCGTCAACGGAACCGGTTAGAACAGGAAACTCATTTGACTCAATTGTTGATAAACCCGCCACCAAACTAAAGCTGCAATTTCCAGCACCGTCATTACGGAAAAACAAAGACTTGCATCTTAATTCTAGTCTAGGCGTCATGTCATTTCCTGACAAGACTAAGTAGTTTGCTGTAATATCCGCATCAACACCGTCAGCTGTAAAACCTATTCGCATAGGATTTGCTGATGTATTTTGGACCATAAAAAATCTTGTCACATAAGGAAAAGTTATTTCTATAGGATCGGTTTGTACTTCTCCTCCTGCTGAGGATGTGACAAAAGGCACACCTGATAACTGATATGCTGGTACAGAATTAGCGCCTGCTTTTGGATGATTAATAGCCATTAGTTTATCTCCTGATCATAATCTTTGTTTTGCACAGTCGTCATCATAATTGTTTTCAACTCTTTAGACGCATCTTCAAAATCTTTTAAGACTAAAGCAAATTCTTCTAAAGTCATTGAAATGGTAATTCTATCAATTTGAACAACTATTTCACCAGATTCTGCATCATAAACAGACAATTGTGATAATGGGTATAGATTATTTAATTGCATCTATACTATCTATGTACCACTCCTCTAAAGATCCTTCGCATAGAATGATAAAAAAATCTTTATGCATCTTCGACGGACTTATCAGCAGCCCCTGCTTCTTGTGAATCCTGTGCTGGACGAGAAACTTTTGTTCTTCTTTTTCTTCTTTTGTGTTTGACAGGTTTTTCTTCATTAGAAGAGGCCTCTTTTGCTTCTTCTATTTTAGGCTTAACTTCTTCTTTTTGTAAAACTACTAAGTCAAACTCTTCTTTTGCGATAGGTGTACATCCTCTTCTTCTACAGTAATCTAAAATCTCTTCATAAGACTTTATATTTGATTGCAAGATAAATTTTTCTAAACTTGATCTTTTTCTTTTTAGATAATCTTTTAAATTAATTGACATCTTGACTCCTTTGAATATTAAGATTTAAATAGAATGTTTCTATATTAAATATACTCTTCAAAACTTCTTTTGAGTCAGGTCCCCATATGTCTTCCACACTCAAGAGCAAGATCGTGATGTCATCTTTAGTCATCTGTGTTCTGTTTGGATTATTTAAATAGTCTATTACATGCTTGACTAGTTTTGAAAATTGCTCTTCATCCCAACCTACTGACTCCAAAAGTTCAGTTTGATGATGGAATCCTAGAAGATCTTCAGGAGTCAGAGGTTGGAACGTAGTTTTCAATCGATATCTCCTCTCATGAACTGAATAACAGCATCTTGAAAACGTGGGTCTTTTGCAATTCTTGTAATTTCTTTATCATCGCAATCTACACCATAGACAGTTACCACATCCTGTGCAATCTTTTTAAGTGCATTGACAAAAACATTACGGGCTGTTGAGTGATTCATCTTGTGACCTTTTTCAGTCATCTTGTTTGAAATATTATGATAGGAATCTCCTCCCAAACTTTTGCTTGTTGAGTATCCAGAATCCATCTTGTGTCCCTTAGGCATCGGCATTTTTATTCTCCTTCTTCAATTTCATAAATGTTTGAATCGTTTTCTGACACTTCTTCAATTCCAAATCGCATTCTCAAAACTAACTCTTCACGCTTTGTTAGAGTAGAAAGTGAGCTTACAATTGCATCTCTAATTTTTTGATTATCAAGAATAACATCGAGTGAAGTAGCATTTTCATCTTCGATAGTTTCACCTAAAGTCCTGCCGTATTCATCGTTAACAGGCGTGTCAATAGAAATTGTGAATTTAGACTTACTGCTCTTAATTGCTTCTTTTACGTGCTTTTCAGAAATGTTTAAGATGCCTGCAATTTCTTCGATTGAAGGCTCACACCCGAAGTTTTCTCGATATTCTTTCTGTGCTGTCCAAACTTTTCTTGCATTTGAAAGTGTATGTGAAGGAACCTTCAGCTGAGTGCTTTCTTTTGTCAAACTACGAGTAACTGACTGCTTAATCCACCATGTTGCATAAGTCGAAAACTTAAAGCCTTTTCGCCAATCAAACTTTTCAACCGCTTTAATCAAGCCAATATTTGACTCTTGAATAAGATCCTCGAGACTGCTTCCGTACTTAGCATATTTTTTAGCAATTGAAATAGCCAGCCTAAGATTAGACTCAATCATCATGTTTCTTGCTAACTGATCGCCTTCTTCAATTCGCTTAGCAAGCGCAACTTCCTGCTCTTTGGTGAGCAAATCAAAGTTTCCAGAATGTGCAAAATACGCACTAAGGGACGAATCCATATTTTCTCCTATAATGTTTAATGTTTAATGTTTAATTTATTTTAATAAATGAGAGCATTGTTTGCACTCTCAAAGCATGCCTCTATGCTCTAGTTCGCGATAAACATAGCAATAGTAGGTCTGTAATTCTTTCAAAGTATCTTCATCTCCTTTTGAAGATTCTGATTCTTTGATTCGTGAACGCAAGCTTAAAACCAAGCGCTTAAGATCGTGTTCATTCATAACCATGAGCTGGTCGCTGTTTAAAAGTTTCAATTCACACCTTCCTTTATGATACTATTATAGTATATTTGATATATATTTACACTCTAAAATATGATTTTTTGACCACGCAATGTTAATCTTTTCTTATCGTATGTATCAATTGTAATTGACTTAACACCTGGCAATCTTTTAATCATCATTGAAAGCTTTTTGACTGATGCATAAATTTCTGTAGATTTAGGCAAATACTTGATTGATATTGCTAATTGAGCATCACCATCCATAAATCTTGCAACTTTATCACTTTGAGCCACAACAGCAACTGACGGGAGAATTCTGATTCTTGTCATAAGATCAGGAACGTGTGTATCAGTCTCAAGTTTAAGTGTCATTGAAACAGAAGTCACTTTCTTTTCAAGCTTGTATAAAGACTCAAGCATAATTTCAATATCACGTAAACTTGACACTTTTCCTCCGCAATGGTAAATATTACGCAACAGACGAATTTTTAGCTTTTATTTGAAATTTCATCAACCATTGCAGACCCTACAGATAGCAAAGCTATGGCTGCTGAAGAAGCATTTTCGAGAGCACATCTTGTAACCTTGAATGGATCGACGATTCCCAGTTCAAACATGTCTCCAAAATTATCGTTTCTAAAATCAAATCCAATATCAACTTCATGACTAAAGATTTTATCTAAATACGCATCTGGGTTTTTTCCACCATTCAAGACTATTTGTCTAAAAGGCTCCTGACAAGCTTGTGAAACAATTGAAAGACCTGCTTTAGTAGACGGTGTGAGATCACTTCTTGTCTCTTCTTCGCGAACTTTTACATGCGATCTAGCTAATGCAACGCCGCCTCCGGGAAGTATTCCTTCTGCAATTGCTGCTTTTGTTGCGTGGAGCGCATCATCTACTCTATCATATCTTTCAATAAGCTCAGCCTCGGTAGCAGCACCTACTCTCAAAATCGAAATTGCACCGCTAAGCTGACGAAGACGATATGTGCAAAGTTCTCTTTCGTCATTTGATAGACTTGGATCCTCTAACATTTCTTTTACTGCAGAGATTCTTGAAAGACATCTTTCATTTTTATTGTCGTCAGTCATAAATAGTGTAGAAGCTCTTTGAATAATTGCACGCTTGGACGTTCCAAACATTTCTTCACTAAAGTCTTCCATATTAAAAGAGGCATCTAAAACTTGCCCTCCGATAATCGACTGAAGGTCGTTTAGAAGTTCGTGCCTTGTTGCTCCAAAACCTGGAGACTTAATCGCTGCTACACGTAGCGATCCCTTGACTTTGTTAAGAACTAATCCTTGAAGAGCTTCGTCATCAATTTCATTTGCAATAACAATAATTGGACGATTCATATCCAAAGCTTTTTCAAGCGGATTCATTAACCCATGGATTGATGTAAAACTATCATCAACCATTAAAATTAAAGGATCTTTGAAGTCACAAATAGACTTATCTTTGTCTGTTATAAAGTAAGGAGAAAGATATCCTCTTTCAAGCTGATATCCGTCAACAACTGTCAATGAAGATTTAAATCCTTTAGCTTCTTCAACAATAACTTCTCCGTCAACGCCAGACGCTTTGATTGCATTTACGATAAGATCAGCCACTTCTTCTTCACCGTTTGCTGAAATTAAAGCAACTTTCTTTAGATCTAAATCGTCTTCAACATCTCTTTTTTGTGAAGCTAACTCTTCTAAAACTATCTTTACGCCTAGACTAATTCCTTCTTTGATTTCTTCAGTTTCAAAACCTGCAGATTTCATTTGCAGACCTTTGCTAAAAATCGTCTGCGCTAAAACTGTTGCTGTTGTCGTTCCGTCACCTGCTGTATCAGCAGTTCTGGCCGCGGATTCTTTAATTACTCTTGCACCGAGATTTTCTACTTCGTCTGATAAGTTAATAGCATTAGCAACAGTCACTCCGTCTTTGGTTACTATTGGGTGCAAGTTGTTGCGCTGAATTAAAACCAATTTTCCTTTTGGTCCCATCGTTGTTTTGACTGTGTCAGCTAGTTTATCAACACCTCTTCGAAGAGCTGATGTTAGCTCTTCTCCACTAATTATTTTTCTTTTTAATTCTTGTTCTCGCATATATCAACCTTTTAGAAGTTGTTTATCACTTCTTCCTTCAAGAAGTGTTTTATCTAACTGTACTATTCTACGACTATTGTCAATTACGTTAACAGCGACGTATAGATCACCTTCTTTTGAAACAACTTCATTCTCACTAATAACTCCTCTTGCACGAAGAGTTTCCTGCAGCGCATTATCAATATACATTTTTTCTCCTATAGATTTTTAAAAGTGTCACAATATTTTTTCCAAGTACTTTCTTTGAGCATGGAAGTAAACTCCATTTGTTCAAATGCTTCTCGTGCTTGCTCAAAGTTTGACGTGCCTACATGAGATTCAGCCTGATCTAAGCTATTAGAAAAATCAACCAATCTAATTAGATTTACATTTCTTTCAAAGATTTTTCTCTTTTCATCGTTTTCTAAAGTTTCTTTAAGCAAAGCAGGACTACTAACAATTTTTTCTGCAGTTTTATCTCCAATCCCAGGGATACCTAAAATATTGTCAGTTTTGTCTCCTCGTAAAGCTTTCCAAGTTACATAATCATAATCAGGCTTGACAACAAAAGATTTTTTAACAGGATTATAAATCCTAAAATTGTCTTCAAAAACATTTAGAAGCTGAATAAAATCTGTATCTGACGATACAATTGTTACATCATCACCTTTTCTTGCATGAAGAGAAGCATACGTCGCAATTGTATCGTCGCATTCTAAGTCTGGGTGTCGAACTGTTTCAAAAGGAAAACAGTTTTTAATCATACTGATAATTGTTGCTTTCTGTTCGTGAAAAGATCGGCTTTGCTTGGGTCTATTTCCCTTATAGTCTCCAGAAGAAAGCTGGTTTCTGAATTTAGGATTTCCTTCCAGGACAAAATAAACTTTATCTGGGCTAAATTTTTCTACAAGCGGTCTAATTCCTCTAAAGAAATTAAAAACAATAGGAAATTCTCCTTTTGTAAAGCCAGACTTTGCTCGATAAATCAAGTTATATGCGTCAAGTAAAAGAACTTTCATATTTGTGATACCTTTTCTAGATCTTTAATATTCATATTAGCAATGACACCATTACCAATATCTACTTTTACTATATCATCTTTTGCATCATTTTGCACACTAACTTCTTCATCTTCAGGCGTACTTAAAATTTTATGTCCAATTATTAAATCATTGTCATCTTCATGATTTTCAACAGGAACGTCATACATTGTTGCAGATAGTTTTTCTGCAATATCAATCATGCTATCAATTGCTTGACGAGCATTTTCTAACATATGACTTCTTAATGTATTTACATCTTCAAAAACCTGCCCTTTTAGCTTTGTAACAGGTACTTGAGTTTTCTTTTTATCAGGAAGTTCAGCAATATAAGTCTTTTCTTGACCATTAAGCGTTGTTCTTGTAACTTCTTCTACGATTCTAAAAGGTATTACTTTGGCTGTTTCGACGCCTACCAAATAAAAAACTTGTCCTACTTTGTATTTCATATTGTAACCTCACTAGAGATTATAACACAAAGTAGGGCAAGTTTTCAAATTTTATTGTAAAGCTTTTTTTAATCTTTCTGTCAATACGAGAATGTCAGAACCAGTTGATTGCTGTGTGTAAAGACTTAAGTCAATTTTTGAAAGCTCATGAGCAAGACGCCATTCTTCTCTATGGCCTCCGTGAACTTGAAAAATTCTTATTAGCTCTTTAACTGTGGATTCATGTAATTTCATCTGCGTTTTTTAAACCCGACACCTGGAAAAGCAGTGTTCACAGATCCTTTGTGACGATTAGTAGGCTTCTTTTTGCCGTAAACCCAACCGCTTGTAAGGTTAAGATCTTTAAAAACTGCATCAACTTCTTGAGAAATCATTTTGCGAAGTTGAGTTTCTTGTAGATTTTCTTTTCTCTGGCGAGATTCTGCCATCATTTTCTTTGCTCTACGAATTTCTTGAACGAGCATAGCTTCGTCAACTTCGATCATTTCTTCTAAATCTTCTTCACCCTCTTCGACATCTTTTTCAGGAGCATCACCTTCTGAAAGCTGACCGGATCCAAATCTAAAGTCTGCTTCGCCGCTTATTGAGCTGTCGTCATGATAGCTTCTATTTGAAGCCTCACTTAAAAGATTGCCGCTAGATGCATCAACACCTGCTAATTTACAAAGTCTGTCTAAATTGATTTTCATAATAATTCTCCACAAAGAGCTATAATTTAATTATGCCGATGTGTTTGTTTTTTCTTCAATATTTTTTCTAACGTTACCAGTAATTTTTTGTCCGGCTGCAACTGCTTCATTTAGAGGTTGCAATCCTAAACAAGCACGAACTTGATCGAAGACAGAGAGCGGAAGTCCTTCTTTTAGAATTTTCATATCAGCATATTGATGCAAGTCCATTTCTAAAATAGGAACGGGTTCTCCGTCTAAACCCGGCTCAAACTCTCCTGATTCTCTGCTTTCAAAAACAAAAAGAAGCTCAGGCATTTTTTGATCTTCTGGAACTAAAACGAAAGGAATTTTGGAGCTAACTCCATCTTCGCTTTCTTCATACATAATTTCTGGATACCAATTATTCATAACATTTCTCCTGATGAAAATATCATACTTTAATCAAAAAAAATGTTAAAGTATTCCTCTAAAATAATTTCTGGCATTTTCTCTTATGTCATTAAGGTAAGATCTTATTGCATCGCCTGACACATATGATTCTTTGTTTATATCATCTAAACAAAAGCTTTTAATAGAGCTAAGAATTATTCTCTTTCTATTAATTCCATAGAAATGATCTTCTATTTCTTTATAAAGTTTAGAAGGCAAAGTATTGACACTGTCAATTATTTTTTTAATTCTTTCATCTTCTTTTGCAAATTCTTCTCTTGCTTCTTCGTTTTTTCCTAAGCTTAACATTTTATTTGTTTTGTAAAAGAAAAAAGCAGTTTCTTTAGTAAGCGATGCATCAAGAACGATACTATTCTGAACTACAAACTTATCAGCGGCAGCATCAACAGCATTTTTAAAAAATATTTTTCTTTCTTCAACATCTGCATTATTTTCTCTGGAAGTTTTTGTGCCTTGATCATCAAACATTCTATTTACAATTCTGCAGGCTAATTTAGAAAACGGTCCGATAGATACAGTTAATAAAAACTCGAGCGAACTTATCCATCCATTAGTAACATTAGGATTTCTTTCTAGTTCTTGTCTGACCTTTTTTTCATATTCTTCTTCTTCTTCAGGAGTTAAATCATAATTTAAAAAACCAATAACTGTTTTTTTAGGAACTCCATTCTCCAAAGATGTAATTTCAGGGTTATACAGAAAATTTTTTGCAAACCAAAGTGGAAATTTTTTTGAATTTTTTAAATTAGAAAGGTCGCAGGTTGCAGCATCAAATCTTCCACGTCCTTGATTGTA